TAAGCCTCTTGACCCGAATCTGATGAAGATTGAAGGAGTATTCGTTGGAAGTGTTGGAGAAGAGGATATGCAGAAGTATTACTTCTCCTACAAAGGAAAGGCCGCAGAAGATTTCAGGCCACCTACCTTTGAGTGGATTCATCTTGCTGTTATTCAGAACGATAACCGACCAGACAATATCTACGGTGGAACTTCAATGACTCTTGATTCTCTGCAAATCAACAAGAATCTTGACCCAGAAGGACCACTTTGGAAGAAGGAAGGAGACATCACTTCGGCTATTCAGGAACACTTGGACAGTAACATCGTTTCTCTCACAGAACTCGATGACTTCCATGGTAACATCATGGACCGAAACTACGGTGACCGATTCGTTGTGACGGATGGACTCGTTGTGAACATGAACATGACTCCTCTGAAGAACGGTAACCGTATCCTTTCGCTTTCTTCTCTTGAAGATGAATTCGACACAGAAGCACAACCAACTACCTGTTGGATTCCCTCTTCTATGCAAATCGATTTCGGAATCGGTAGCCAAGTTATCGTTGCTGGTCGAACATCTCAGAGAGATGTGGATGGTGAACTACAACCTGCAACAATCAACGTTGCTGGTCTTCTCGTTACCGAAGCATACGGTTCAGCAGAAGAATCTACAGAAGTTGTCGAAGAGAACTACGATTGGTTCTGAGGCGAGACTATGACAGTGTTTTACGGAAGACTACTCGTTAAGGGTGGAAGTTACATCATCTCTCTCGATGATGTTGACTTCATCACTTGGCGAAAGAACCGGGACGACGGTAAGTTCTGGTTGAAGTGCCACATCGGGACAAAGGAGGTGAGGTATGTTTGCGAAACAATGAGTGAAGTCACACATATCGTAAACCTCTGGGCACAGACAAAGAATCTCCACGATGTTAAATTGACAATTGATGATTTGGGTGAAAATGATGGGTTTGACAACTAAGACGAATACGAATGCCGCAGGAGAAAAGACGCAAGATAACGCACGAGTCTCTCTATTCCGAGAGAAACTAAAGCGACAAATGGACGCCCGACTTGGGCGAAGTAGTCGTTTGGTTTGTGGAGTGTGGGGAGAACCGAAGACGGTCAAATCTGGACTAGCACTTGATTTCCCAGATAAGAAAATCTACGTCCTCGATTGGGACGACGGTTGCGAACCTACTTGGAGACAGAATCACGATTCAACAGAAAGAATCGTTCTTTGGAATCCCCAAGTCATGAACGATAAGGGAGAACCTGACATTACTGAATCGGAGCGAAACTCCGAAGATTTCGTGCTATATGTTCAGCAACAAATCGAGGCCGGAGAAGACGCACTCTTTGTGTTCGATGGTATCGATAAGTGGCTAGAAACCTGCACCCTTCACGTTACAGGTTCATCCAAGATTGGTAAGCCACAGAAGATGAAGTTCGAGTGGGGCAAGAGAAATGCCCCATTCTACGCACTTCTGAAGATGTGCCGAAAGTTGGAGTGTGACCAAATCTACATCACTCATGCTAAGGCAGATTACGGTTCTACCGGAGAAGTCGTTGGTCAGAAGGCTAACTGGCACAACTGGGGAGATTTCCTACACCAAGTCATTGAGACAAAGCGTGTAGAGAAGAAAGGCACGATTACCTATCGTGCAACATTGCATAGCAGTAAGACGAATACACCACTCGTAGGAACATCATGGACTACTCTCGTTGTAGAAAATGGTGGAGTCGAGTGGACAGGTATTCCCGAACTTAGAGAAGGAAACATCTGAGGAATGACAATGAAATTTACAATTGACAATAAAGAATTACAAACACTACTGACTGACATCCAAATCAAAGGTAAGCATCTAACTGCGACAGGATTCAAATCATCCTCTCTCGGTACAGATGTCCATATCTCTGTGTACGATAATGTCCTAACACTTTGGAACGCTGACCAAACATTCGTTGTATGCATTCAGCACTCTGTTGAAGTGGACGAATCTGACGAAGGAGAGTGTGTTGTTGATGCTGATACAGTGATTGCTTATCTGAAGAAGTTCAAGGGAGATATCACGTTTGAAGCAACTGACCACCTCAAACTATCTCAGGGTACAAAGCGAGCAACTGCTGGAATCGTTGTAAGTCATCAACACATGAACTCTATCAACATGGGTCGGTCAATTATTGACAACGTACCATACGAAGTAGCAATGAACAGTATCTTCGATATGTCAGAAAAGAGCAAGAACGAAGCGGCCTTCCAACTACATTCTAGTGAAGTTCAAACTGCTATCGAATGTTGCGAAGTTGTGGGTAGTGGTGTCTACAATATTTCCTTTGATGGAGAGAGTGTCAACTTCTCTTCTCGTGATGGAGTCAAATCCTACGAGCAAGAAATGAATGTCATTCAGAAAGTCGGTGAACCTGCGGGTGCCGCTATCACGGGCGCATTTCATCGATTCCTTGAGAACGATGTAATGTGCAACTTCTACATGACAGATGACCGACCGGTTATGGTAAGGATGCCAAATCGGTTCATGCTCAAAGCACCGAGGCTTGATTAGATGATTGTTACAAGAATGCCTGACCATCGCACTATCTATCTCGCATGGAGAGATGAAGATGGGAATAGGCAAACTCGTGTCGATATGGAATTCGCTCCATACTTCTTCATCGAAGATGATTCTAGAGAACCGTCAAGGTACAAGTTACCTCGTGGTCTCTATGGTTCCTTTCGATATGAAGAGGGTGAATACTACAACCTTCAGGGTAAGAAACTGAAGAAGGTCATCGTAGAGAAGTCAATTGACATTCGCTATGCCAAGGAGAAATTTGAGAAGACGTATGAAGCCGATGTTCCATATCATTATCGATACTGTATCGATGAGATGGATTCTATTCCTGAATACAAATTGCGAAAGTGGTATTGGGATATGGAATGGCAACAAGGTGGAGCGTACAATGAAGCAATCACTACGATTGTTGCCTACGATAATTACGACGAAGTGTTTTACCAATGGTGGTGGACTCCGGAGGAGATTGAATATGAGAATGATGAAGACAATGTTATCACTTATAGTTTTGAAAATGAAAAGGAAATGCTGACACATTTTGTGGAAGAGGTTTCGAATCTAGACCCTGATATGCTCATTGCTTGGTTTGGGTTGAAGTTCGACCTTCCGGTCCTCCTGCGAAGGTGCGCCGCCAATGGAGTTGATGCCCGAAGTCTATCTCCGATTCGCTCCGTTAGGGGCTTTCACGGAACGTCTGGTGGCTTTCAGTGCTCTATTGGTGAAGAAGGATTCCGTGACATCGAACAGCCCATAGGGGGCCGCATAACCCTCAATCTTGACCTTGCTTTTGAGCGTCAATGGAACGATTCTCAGAGGGGTACGTTGCCTTCGATGTCATTGGAGTATATCGGTCAAACTCTCTTCGGAGAGGGTAAGAAGAAGGAATCTAAATTTCAAGACCGAAGTGAATTCTTCCGACGAGGATGGCTCGAAGATACTCAGAACTACATGGAATACGCAGTTCAAGATGTAGAGTTGCTCCGGCGAATTGATGAAACGAACTTCACTAGCGAAGCAATCTTGGCGATTCAACGACTCATCATTGCTCCGTTTGATGCATGTTTCTTCGTATCTCATATGGGGCAGATTTACTTCTGCCGTAACGCCGATTGGAAAACTCACACTGGAACTAAAATTGCCAAAGAGGATAGGGTCAGTTATGATGGTGCTCTAATCTATGACCCTTTGACAGAAGGAACGAATGGTCGTTATGAAAACGTAGCCGCATTTGATTTCGCAGGACTGTACCCTTCGATGATGATTGCTAGAAATATTTCTTGGGAAACGAAGTCATTAGAACCAACTGAATTCGCTGTGAACATCTACACTCCCAGAGACTTCTCTGAAGGAGTTGCGAAGGAGATGATGTATTACAAAACGGATAAGATGGGTCTTCTGCCACGGGCTGTTCTAGAACTCAAAGAACTACGTAACGAATATAAGCGCAAGATGCGAGCGGCAAGGGACTCTGGTGATAAGATGGAATACGTCAAGTGGAACAATAATCAAATGGCTGTAAAGCGACTAATGGCATCATTCTATGGTGTTGTGGCAAAGCAGGGATTCGGTTGGGCTGATGTTGATTTGGCCGCAAGTATCACTGCTTCAGCCCGTGAAGCGATTCGTGAAGCGGCATTCAAAGTGAGGTCGATGACATGAAAGAATGTAGAATCTGTCACGCTGTAAGGCCCTCGATGCATGAAGGAAGGCACGGAGTGTGGTGCTTAGGTTGTATCGAACATGCTCAAGATTCATATTTGGTTCGAGGAGGCTGGAAACATCCGTAGGAAGACTTTGAGAAGATGCAACAACTGTGGGTTTGAAGAAGTAACCTCAAGAAATTCTCACGAGAAAGCCAGAAAGAATGGAGAAAGAACATATTGTGGTACTATGGTAGTCGCAGATAAACAAAGAAGGAGGTATAAACTTGATAGACCTATCAGGACTAATTGAAGCCCAAGAAGAGGGAAATAGAGTAATGCAAGAATTACTCAAGAATGTTAAACGTAGCAATAAAATTTTGATGATGGTTAACGCAGTAAACATTGCGACCATCATCACAATTATGATAATGATTTTGGTGAATTAAAATGAAAGTAGTTTATGGACACACAGATTCAATTTACGTTCAAATTGATTCAGTAGAAAAGGCGCAAGAGGTATTGGGTGAACTAAATGAACACGTCAGAAAAATATTCCCGAATGTTCTTGGACTTGAATCACATCCTGTGGTTCTTGAATTTGAGAAGTATTTTCTCTCCCTTGGTGTGGGCACGACAAAAAATCGTAACGCTGGTCTCATCGCTTGGGAAGACGGCGTTTGGTTGGATGAACCCAAATTCACGATGACGGGATTCACTGCGAAGAGGATTTCAGAAACGAAGTTGGCATCTCAGTTCCAGATGTCCGTTCTTAGGAAATGGGCACAAGGATACACCAAATCCGAGATGGACGAATTCTGTGCTAAGGAGTATTCCGATACTCTGGAAGGAAAGAAGGAGTTCGACCTTATCGTAAAACGTTCTAGAATGCGTGAAGACCGATTCAAGGTCCGATGCCCGAACTGTGGAAGCAAGTACCATCTCTTCGAAATCGACTTCGATAAGTGCCAAGGGGAAGATAACGTGGGAGAACCATGTCTACTACGACCACGATTCTTCAGGACTCTGGAAGGTAAGATGCCATCTATTGGTTCTGGTATTGCCGGAGTCGTTTATGGATGGGAGCAGAACTTCGACTTCGATGACTCGTACCTTTACATCAAGGTGAATCCTGACCCAAAAAATCGATTCACACACCCTCTCATGAGAGAGAAGAGAACGGTAGAATTCGTTTCTGCTCCTACCAAGGAAGTCTTGGAAAACTACGAACCAAATTGGTTCTTCTATGCCCAGTCTCTCGTAAAGAAGGCTGAACCCATTTACCGAGCAATGGGTTGGGACATGTCGGCAGTAACTCGGGATAGAAAGCAAACTACACTGGATGAGTGGTTCTAATGGATAGAGAATACACATATGATTGGAAGCCTGAAAATTATGACAAGCCGGGTGAACCCATCTTGAAGATTTCAAAGTCTTCACTTGGGTCATTCGATTGGTGTCCTGAGAAATACAAGAATCAGTATCCTCTCAGGATGCCAATTGACCAAACGCCTGCAATGTATAAGGGAACGGTAATCCACAACACCCGAGAGGATTTCTTCAACACATTCGATGTGAAGAAGGCAGAAAGCATGACCCCTTCAGAAGTAGAGCAGTATATCTTGGGATTACACCCTATCGATGACTTTGCTGATATCTACATCAATATGGCATCGTTTGAGGCTGAACGTTTTATCGAGGCTCGACAGGAAGGGAAGGTACACGAGTTTCTCCCAGTCATCAACGAGAAGAAGTTCGATTGCGTGATTACCATCAAGAAGGACCAGAATAGCAAGTTTCCCCTAAAGAGAGATTATGATGTTCACCTTCAGGGAATCATTGACCGAGTGTTCATGGAGAACGGAGGACTCATTCCCTTTGAGTTCAAGACAGGTCCTTGGAAGGATTACAAGATGAGCATGATGCGCAAGGAGATGGCGTTCTATCAGATTATGATTAACAACACCTCTGACGAAATCAAGGAAGAGATTGGATGTCCTCCCGGTGATGTGACTCATTGGGGATGGTACTACCCTGTATCGAATTACGTCTACGTTGAAGAGATGAAGAAGTCCACAATTACAGCAGTTAAGAAGAACATTGCCAAGATGATTTTCCACTATGAGTGGAATATGTGGCCACCTAAGTATAATACTAGGACCTGTGGGTACTGTTCGTTCTTCGGAATCTGCTCTGCTGTTCAGGAGGAAACTTGGGTATGATTGACAAATTAGTAAAGCAAAAAGTTCTGTCGAGGTCTTGGTCTTTTTCAGATATTTCGAATTTAGTAAATACTGTAAAACTACTATCTCAAGAAATCTATATGGAATTGAAACTGACCGAAAGATTTGAACTCGTTCGTGAAGTTAGAATTAATGAAAACTTAGTCGGTACTCATTTTGATGAAGCACTCAAAGAAATGGTAACGACTGTATTACAACTGAAAGTTGGAGAAGTTTTCAAAGAAATGTTAAATGGTGCAACAATTAATTTTGGTGGTGAAAATGAAATTTCCGAGGGAAGTCTGGGCCGGGAGTCATCTGACGACAAAGGGACAGATGAAAAGAAGAATAGTAAGAAGTAAGACCTCTTACGTCTCTTTCATCAAAAACCAGAATAATAAGACGAACGTATATACGAATGTTTATGATTATACTGAATTTAATGAAAAGTCAAAGATTGATTCTTCTGTAGTTTTAGATAGAATTTTTCTAGACTTTGATAGTCACAATGAACCGATGCAAAACTCATTCGATGATTTCAAAACAGTTCTAGGATGGGCTATCGAAAATGATTATGAAAGAACAATGTTCTTCTCTGGGAATGGGTTTCATATGTTTCTCTTTGGTGAGGTAACTGATGATATTCGTGACATTCAGTATTTCCAGAAAGAAGTCGTTGAATTTCTAGAGAGTAACATTTCTAGGAAGTCAACTCTTGACGAGAGGGTTTGTCAGCCTACTCGATTGAGGAGAGTTCCCAACACTGTTAACATGAAAACAGAGAACTTCCTCTACTGTATCCCTTTGCTGGATAGTGACCTCGACTCCTCACTAGAAGAGATTCTAGAGATGGCCCGAAAACCACGCCATATTCCGAGGGAGTTGGCCGGGAAAACGAAGGTCTCTTGGCCGCATGCCCCCGATTTGATGGAAGTGGAAGGCGAGGTATCAGTCCCAAAAGCAGTGGGAAACCTGCCCATGTTGCCCTGCTTGCACAATGCCATCATGGTAGAGAATCCAGCCCACGAAGCCAGATACTATCTGGTCCAGTGGTTCCGTGATTTACTAACTGGGCGAACAAATATTCTATCTCGTAGCGAACAAGAAAAGATTCTAGACGCTATTGTTGATGAAATTGAACATATCGTGACGAATACAGATGAGATTTGGCTCGATTGGAACCGTGAAAAAACGAAACAACATTCTTCTTTCTCGGTATATAAAAACATGAAAACTCCCGGTTGTCTCACACAACTGATACCAAAAGGATATTGTATCGGAAAGTGTTGGAGATACCCGGACTTCGTAGGAGGAAAACAAAATGGAGGAAAAGAAAATGAGACAGACAACGTTAATTGAATTTGGATTGAAAGTAAATCGACAAATGACACTTATTGAGTTTGGTCTAGATGTTGACAATTGATAGCCGAGAGAATTCTGCTCTATCCATTGAGGTAGAAAAGAAGGCTAAGGCTTTGAATATTGCTACAAAGAAAGAGTTTATCGAAGTCGGAGACTACGTGTTTTCTGACGTATGCTTTGAAGCAAAATCAGTTGTAGACTTTTTAGGCTCAGTAATGTCAAAGAGGTTATGGACTCAAATCGATAATATGGATAGGTACTACCAAACAAATGTAGTAATTATTCATGGCGATTTGGATGAAGGTATTCAGATGGTTAAGGACCATGTGGTATCTAAGATGCCAGAACCTGCCCGTAGTATCACACTTAGGAACAAATTTCTAGGTGCTATTGGGCGAATTACGTTGGACACAGACGCCAAGGCTTTCTGGGTCCCTTCTCATCGTGAGGCGGCATTGATTATCACCGCCATTTGTAAGATGAGACCACTAGATAGGCCAACTATCAAGCCCACTCTTGCTAAGAGGATTTCATCCGATGATGTTCGAGCAGATATGCTTGCCACCATCAAGGGCGTATCCCACGCAAAAGCGGAAGCACTGTTGGAGAGTTTTGGTTCAATCATGGAAATTGGGGAGCACAAGGCTTACAATCTCTCCAGAGTCAACGGTATTGGGGAGACCGTAGCAAAAAGAATCCTCGACGCACTTAGCAATGAAGACAAGGTGAGAATATGAATGAAGAATATGAAGAAGAAATGTTTGAAGAAATGCTAGAACCCGAAGAGGTTGAGAGACTCAAGGTTCCTAAACTCGTCAGTAAATACATGCGACGAGCATTGGAAATCTCGAACTACAACCCAATTCCTGCCGGAATCAATGCATTCGTACTTCTTGGACAGGCGTTCAAGAATTACGTAGCGATTCCTGTTGGCCCATCAAAGGTTGACCTACGAGTCCATTTCATCTGGATTCAAACGTCAGGAACAGGTAAATCGCAGATGTGGAACTTCGTCCGTCCGGTATCAGAATCAGTATTCAATACCATTAACGCAATCGAAAGTCACGAAGAACGTTCTCTAGATGAATACAGTATCTTCGACACAAAGGAATACACTGCCGCCGCTCTGATTGGTAGTAGT